GATTTTGTATCATCGAATACAATTTCATCATTATCAACTGAAGTAACTCTCAACGAATAACTGTATGGTAATTGACCACCAGATCCAGTATCAAAACTTCCTGATAAATTGATTTGTTTGATTAAAACATTAAATACATTACCATTAAATAAAGGCAATGAATCTGTTTCAAGATAATCAGTAGATGATCCGTATGGCAAAGACATATCAAATTTCAATTTACCAAATGTATCTTTGATTTCTTTTTTGATGGAAACGTCCCAATTAACAGTCTTTAAAAGATAAACTTTGGTATTTTGAGGATAGATATAATCCGAGTCAATTCTGAATTTAAATTCTATTGAATTAACATAGTTTGATGATCCTGAAACGGGAATTACAATTGCATCTCCGTTTTTAGTATATTTAGTAAAATAGTACTTATTTTGGTAAGTATATGATGAATTATCTTCTTCGGATAATTTATTTCCGCCATATTCTTTGACATTTAATAAACTACGAGGAATTCCATAAATATTTGATATTACCCGAATACATTCTTCTGTTCCTTTAGTTTTATAAATTAATGGTAATGTATTTAAAATTCTATTCCATATAATCTTTAATTTATCATAATCGGAATAAGCATTTGAACCTGATAAATAATTTGATTCTATCGATGAATTATCAAATGAGCTAATAGGATCCCATCCAAACTGTTGTAATAATGTATTTGCAACAGTACTCACATAACTTGAAGACAAATTACTTTGAACATATTGTTGAGTTGGAAAATTCTTTATGTACAAATAAATGTTATCAAAATGATGTCCAATCATTGATAAAAATATTAAATAATCTGTATTATTATCATCTACCAAAATAAACTCAGGAGTATTATTTACTAAACTATCTCTATTATTTTTATCATATTCTATTGCATTTTCAATATAATCCGGATAGTTGAAATTTTCTACATATGCACCATTAACAAATGATGTTGTACTTCCACTTACTAAAGTAATATTTTGATACAAGTATGTATCGTATCCATCAAAAGAGTTGAAAATTGTATTTAATTGGCTTTGATATTGATTAATTTCATTTGCATATGACGCACTTATGAATGAATAAGAAGATAATAAAGTATAAGATGACCCACTATTCGCAGCAGAAGACGATAATGTAGTAAGTTTTGAATTTATCAAATAATTAATTTGATTTATAGATGAAATTTTATTTAAAAATAACTTGGTTCTTAATTCTGCCGAACTAAATACTATAAAATTAGAAAAATCAGAATACTCAACATTTAAATTATTTAATTTTTTATAAAATTCTACATCATTTTTTGTAGTGTTATCCAATTTTAAATCATTTATATTAAGATAATTTACAGGAGTAGATTTATATGAATCAGTTGCAACTTTGAAGTTAGGACCTGATATTTTAAAGTTTCTCTTTACACTTGGAACATTAATTACAAATTTTTGAATTATAGGTACAAGAGAAATATTTGATATCCAACATTTATCTCTTATTGAAATATCGATTGGTAATTCAGTAAATAATTTAACAATAATATTTGTATTACCGTTTTCTTCTACAAATGTATAATTTAATATTGTATAAAATTCATCGTTTCCAAAATTTAATGCATTTTTTAAATAAGAATATAATTTGTTTTCGTGATAATTTTGAATTGTATTAACTACATTAGAAATAAAATTTGTAAAAAACAAATCAAAAATAAAGTTTTCAACTTTAACAGTTAATTCAGCATTTTTTGTATAATATGAATTTATTTGTTCTAATCTTATTGATATAGATTTTTGAACTATATACTTAAATTGTTGCTTTATTTCTTCAAATGAATAAATTGATTTATAATATGTATACAACCAATCTTTAATATAATTTTTAGTTCCTTCAAAACTATTTTGTATTAATTGTTCATTTTGAGAATTAATATAAGGTCTATTAAAACCATTGTAAGTGTCATCTAAAAATGATAAAACATCCACATCAGATTTAAATCCAAAATTAGTTCTTAACAAAGAAAAAATATCTTTATTATTTAATAGTAATTCATCACTTTTATTATAAATTTGATATGAGTTTAAGAAGTAATTGAATAAAGGTATTGTATCTCTAATCAACGCTGCTTTTCTTGAAAATGATTGATATTCGAGATTAACCAGTATATTTTCTTCTTTATCTAAATCTAATTTAAATGACGGAATAAGTTTAATTTCTTTTCTGCTAGGAGAAATTTCTTTAATGTATAATGGATAGTTCGGATTACCAGCAACGTTTCTTAAAAAGTTATAACTAACAACGTGATTACCGGAATTTATATTTGATTCTGATAAATCTTTTAATACACCGAGTAAAATTTGTTTATTAAATGAAACTTGATAATTACTTTTATATTCTTTATAACTGTAATTTAAAGTTTTATTGTCTACATCTTTATAGGTTTTATTTAATACAGAATATGTGGATGAAATGGGTAAATAGTTCCAAATATTGATATTACCTTCAATATCATATACACTAAACTCTATGATATCTTGTTCAGAGTTTCCAAAATAATATTCTTGAAATGGAACATCATTAAACGTATCCAATTCACTTTGAATGAAATATGAGCCACTATTTAATGACCCACTATTGGATGAAATTGTTGGAAAAGGAAATGCCATAATTATTCATTTTCCGATTTTAAATTAAATGGAAATGTATCAGAAAAATCTTCTGGTTTATTTCCCTGCTTTAATTTTATTCTCAGTTCTACTATTAAATTTTTAGCTGCACTCAATTGTGATTTGGAAGAGTCAGCTTGAATTTCATCTACCAAGTCATTTAATTTATCTTTTAAGTCTTGATTTTCGGATAATACTTTATTGTACTCATTTAAAAATGTTTGATTTAAAATTTGTTTTTCAACAGGAGTCTCGGTTTGAATTTCGGAAATGTTTATATCATATAAATTTTCAATTTCATCTTTTTTATAATTAAAATTTATTAATGGAAATGTGATATATTGTTCATTAACATTACTAGCACTAATATATAAATTTACATTTCCAAATTCATCTATATTATTAGTGAATTGGCCTGTTGTAAAAAAATCATTTATTTGTGATTGTATACTCATCTTGATACTTTAAATATATTTCCGTTGTCGAATATCAAAGTTTCTCCGTTTATTTCGGTTTTTATCAAAATTCTATAATATCTTTCTACAGGCAATCCAGTTGTATCTAATATAAAATAATGAATTGCACCATCACAACTTAATTTTGTATAGTCATCGAAATCAATTACAAAATTTTCACTTTCATTATCCTTAATAGCATAATATGAATTTGAAGGTAATAAACTTGAACTTAAATATTGACTTTGTTGATATCCTTTTACAAAATTCTTAAGTGGAGATTTTTCTCTAGCAAATATATTAATACGAGGTACGCTTCCAAATTTATAGTCTTTTGTAACATTTTTAACTACTATTGTATATGGATTAAAACCAGTTAAAGATACTAAACTTCCACTAATATATACACTATCATCCCATTTAACATCTAAATATGGTTGATAAATAGTGTTAGTTTCTTTACTAAAAAATCTAATAGTAGAATTAATATCATTTGATTGTATTAATTCCAAAGAACTTATTAATATTAATCCATTATTTGGTACACATCCACAAATCCATCCTTTAACTACAGAAGTAACATCCATATAAATATCGGATGTACTATAATCATAAGACTGTGAACAAATCAGTGAACTCCCACTTAATGACGATGAACAAAAAGAAGAAATATAAACTGATGCACTTGGTGTATTATAAAAAGAAGAAGATGTATTTGAACTAGGTTGAGAATAATTTGATGGAACATTATAAAACCAAGTAGCACCTCCATTTTGGAATGAACCTGTTGAAAAACTGGAAGTTAACAAATAATCTGTAAAATTATACGTTACTGTTGATGCGGTTGGACTATACCATAAACTAGCTGTATTTTGAGTAGTATTATAATACCAACTTGCACCAAAACTGCCTAAACCTTCAGTATCATATCTCCCAATTCCCATATCCCAACTTTTACTGATTGGATATGCATATATTTTATAATCTAAAGGTACTTCTTCTGTAGAAGATGCTTTTAATTTTAAATAAAATTTGCAATTATTATTGATATCACCACTTAAAAGAGAACTAGAAATTGAAATTAAATCAAATTGAATTAAAATTCTACTAAATTCTGGGTCATTTGTGAAAGTGGTGGTTGGACTATATACACTTTGAGTACCTAATAGTAAACCGTTTATACACCCATTATAATTTGTTAAAGACCCACTTGCACTATAAATTGAACCAGTGAATGAACCTATAATACTTCCACTTACGCTACCAGTTACAGACCCGTTATAGTTAGTCAAACTAGATGTAATTTGAATACCTGCACCATAAGTTCCTGATACATAACCGTTATAATTGGTGGATGTGAATTGAGATGAACCACTAATATATAAATTTGCTGAATTAGATGAACCAGATAAATAACTTGATGATATACCGCCTATATAATTGATTACATTAAACGTAGTATAACTACCAGACAAGCTAGATGATACATAAAAACTTACATTACTAACTAGTTGATTTTGCGCTTTTAATTCTAAAATCTCATCAATTCCAAAATTTTTATTTTCATAACCGGTTTCATTAGTTATGAATGTATCTTGTTTTGGAAATATAAATGTATGCATACTCTATTATAAATATAAGTATGAAATTTATAAGACTTTTAATGATAAATTTATTAAATTACTGATCCTCTTATATCATTATCTGGAAATTTAACTTCAAATACAGATGGGTCTAATGATGGATAAATAATTTTATTCAGTGTAGCTTCAGATAAATTATATTCATGTGGAGAATAATCTCCGTCATTTTGAGTCAAATTTTTAAACTTAACTTCTGCTACCGATTGAACTCCTTCTATTTTTGCCAATTCAAGTTCAAATTGGTTGATATTAATTGGTTGATTAAAATACCATTTATCAATATTAAAGAATTCTTTTGCTTTTTGAAGACATTGGTCTAAAACTTCTTTTTTATTAAAATTATTATATATTAATATTTTAAAATCAACTCCAATATTAATGATATATCCATCAATTATGTTTACACTGTCTGAAATAATTTTATATTTTTGTAAATATTGTCTAACGTTATAAATTAATGCGTCATTAGTTTGTGTTAAGTTTTTATTTGAATTATAACTTAAAATGTATAAATTTAAACTAAATGGATTTGAAGTATCAAAATTTACTTTTCTATAATTATTTTCAAGTGAATTATCGATTAAAGTTGTTTGATTTTCATTGTCAATAAATCCGTCTAATAAAGTTTTTGTAGTAGAAATAGATAAATCTGAATTTGGTATTACCATCGCTTTCGCAATTGAACCAAATCTAGGTGGTAAAGAATAAATTCTAGTAATATAATCATCTGTAGTTACTGTTCTATTTTGAGATGCAAAATTAGCTAAAGCATTTTGTCTTATTTCTTCTACACTTTCTTCATTTTGTCCACCAACTGCTGGATTTGTATTTGTAATTCTTAAAGAATTTTTTACAGTAGTTAATAAAGAATTTTGTGAGGGTGTTAAACCAGATACATCGTTTAAAAATGTAACTGAATTTATATTTTTAATTGTATCTGAAGGTGAATTTGATTCTAATCCCCCTCCTACTAAATATTGAACCGTTAATACTGTATTTGATGGAGATTGTCCGAATGTTTCTGATTTTAGTAACTTACTGGTATCATAATTTAAATTTAAATTACTAATATTAGTCAATCCTACACCAACTAATTCTGAATTTGGATAAATAACTTCATCCGATGACGAATCAATCCCAGCACCAAATTCCAGATAAGTTGTATTATTTGCAGTAACATTTACTACAAATTTACGAGAAGTTTTTAAACTTTTAATTAATTTTGGCACTTCTGTTGAGTATTGTACATAATTGTTGTTAGTAAATTCAGTATTTTCAGTTTCTGTAAATACTAAATCTTGAGCTAAATAATCGACTTCATACCATTTATTATTATCACTGTCTCTTACATCAATTATATCAACTACATTGTTCTCAGATAATGAAATTTTATAAAATTGGGTTGCAGTACCAACTGTAAATGAATCAGTTGTAATTTTTCCCGCAATAACTTTTACTGATTTTTTGAGTAAGAAAAATTGTGGAATTCCATAATCATCTCTTGAATATACTGTTGTTTCTCTTGGAGAAAACTTACTATCCAGTGAAAAATCGACAGGATCGGTTGTAATAAAACTTACTCCACTTTCATTTGAAACTTCCATATACTCTCTAATTTTAAGAGCATAGTTATTGTCCGGTATATAATTGTTACTTGAATCTTTTGTAGAAGGAATAATTTGATATAAATCAATATTTGTAGTTGCAGATTTAGTAGGTTTGGTTTTATAACCAAGATAATTTGCTAATGCCAATACATTTTTACGTTCTTCTGCATATGGCATTAAACTTTCTTTAAATTGATAGTCTGTATAGTATGAAAGAACATCTCCAATATAGGATGCCATTTCAATAAACATCATACCAGGAGAAGCATCGCTGAAATCTTTATAAGTTCTTGGAAAATAGGTTTTTGAATACTCAATTAAAGACGCTTTAAAAGATGAAAAATCTCTATTAAGATATTTAATGTCTTTTTTAGAACTATTAAATGACTTTTGTATAATGTCTGCCATAGTTAAATATTATTTTGATTAACTGTCAAATTTAAAGTATCAATTTGATTGTTAACCGTGAATTGTATTTTTATATATAATATATAACTATCTGTTAGTTCATTTTTTTCTTGATTTGATAGACCAATATCAATTTTATTTACAGTTACTCCTGGTACATAATTATTTATTTCATCGGTAATAATTTGTTTTATTATATCAGGAGAGTCTACTAAATTTTGTTCAAATAAATATTCTTGTAAACCCGAACCAAAATTAGGATTCATTCGTCGTTCTCCCTTTTTGGTTCTTAATAAATTGGTAATATTAGCTTTTACTTGAGTCAAAGTATCATAACTTTGTTCAAAGTAGCCATTTCTACCAATTTGAAGTGGTAATGTTAATCCTATCGGATTCATATTATGTCATTGATACCATGCCAGAACCTATTGTTCCGTTTTGTTTCTTTTTATCCACAGCTTTCATTAAACTTCTAAAATCTCTGTTAAGAACATTCATAACTTTTCCTTGTTCTTCTGTTACCGGAGTAGGATTAGGTTCTTGAATTTGCGTTGATTCATTCAATTGCATACCAGAAAAAACTTGTGATTTAAATTGTGAATCAAGTCCTATCATAGAATCTTCTCTTGGTATTTTTACAACGGTTTGATTCAAAATCTCATTTAAAACTGGGTTACTTGAGTATTTTTTAACTTCTTTCGGCTTTTGAAAACTTTCTTTAACTACAGTTTTTGATTGAACTGTCGATTCATTTACTTGTTTGCCAGTTAATGCTTCGGTCAATACCTTCGGAATTAAAGTAGGTAATGTTTTGTCCAACTCTTCTCTAATTATTGCCCTAATTAATTCTTTTAATTCGTTTGTTTTCATATTCTATATAATTATCATCAAACTTTTGGGATTATATTATTTATTTTATCATTTATTTGTTGTGCGGTAGGTGGTTTTGGTATTTTTATTATTTTTATTCTCTTACCAACACCGGACTTAATTTTTGGCAATGATATTTTTTTCAAACCACTTCCTATCGCTCCTGCTGCTCCACCAACAACACTGCCTGCAGCACCAGCAACTCCACTAACAACACTGCCTGCTGCGCCAGCAACTCCACCTACTGCACTACCAACTCCACTTACCAATCCACCTGCAACTCCTCCAACTAAAGGTACATTACTTAAAACACCACCGACAGCACCAGTAACTCCACCAACAACACTACCTGCTGCGCCAGCAACTCCACTAACAACACTGCCTGCTGCACCAGTAACTCCAC